TGGGATTGTCTGCAGTCGGTGGCTTTATATATTGGATCTCGACTATGAGGCCAGCATGATTTATGTGTTTGCATTGATCGTCATGACAGCAGAGGGAACCGTGATCCCAGACAAGAAGGCGTATTTCTACTCCATCAACAGGTGCAACTACTTTGCTGATCGAGTCAGCAGAACACGATACAATTATTGGACTAAACGCAAGGTGCAAGCGTATTGCATCCCTGAGTGGGTCAACCCGAAAAGCACTAAGATACTGAGGTAACTATGCTTGGAGTCATCGGAAAAATACTTGGGTCAGAGAAGGTCATCGAGAGTGGTCTGAAGCTGATCGACGATATGCACACCTCGACTGAAGAAGAGGTCAAAGCCAAGGCTGATGCGAAAACCCAGCTTCTGCAAGCCTATGCCCCTTTTAAGATCGCCCAGCGCTACCTTGCTCTCATGTTCGGCCTAACGTTTCTGGGTAGCTATGTTTTAGTCCTGGGTATGACCATCTCAGGCCAGGGTGATCCTAATGCAGTAACAAAGGTGATGGAGCAGTTCAGCATCAATTATGCGATGCTTATCATCTTAGGCTTCTATTTCGGTGGCGGCGCTGTCGAAGGCTTCTTGGATAGGAAGAAGAAATAATGGCTGAGTCTTTAATGAAAAAAAATAAAAACCCATACAAAAAATACATGGGATTGTCTTGGATGAAGAGAGCCTTGAATCCAAACACGCCAACAACTGAAAACAACAAAACTATATTCACGGAATCAACCGAATTCCAAGGCAAAGAGATCCTTTACCCCACAGTCAGAATGATTGATGGGAAGCTGACCGAGCTGAGTAGCAAGAAAGCATTCGATATAGCAGTAAAAAACAAAGACTTCATTATCTTTCAGGATGGGCAATCTGCAAATAAATTTGCAAAAGGGCTGACAGATTACATATCAGCTTTAAGGAAAAAATAATGGCTAGATCGTTGATGCGGAAGTTCCGCGAAGTCAAAAAGAAAGATGGTGTCCCGGTCAAGTATACTGCTGGTGCTGCAAACCCAGAAGCCAGGAGAGCAGAGATCAAGCGAACAGCGGAGAAGTATCGTAAGGGTACGCTCACCAAAGAGGAGATGGACCGCATCTCTAAACAAAGGAGTAGATCGTAATGGCGACGTACAAAGGGGTCAGCTCAAGATTTTCTCGGTCCACAATGGAGAAGGTCTACAAACGTGGGCTTGGGGCGTACTATTCGGCAGGGTCAAGACCAAAGGTTTCAGCACACCAGTGGGCAATGGGGAGACTCAAATCATTTGTTACAGGCAAGGGTGGTGCGCGTAAAGCAGATAAAGATTTACTGAACAAGTGACGAGGTTTGCGGATATGGATGTAGACAAACTGAAAGACCAGTTGATTCTACACGAGGGATTGGAGCTAAAAACTTACCAATGCAGCGCAGGGTATATAACGCTCGGGGTCGGGCGCAACGTCGAAGAGTTAGGCATCACAGAAGACGAAGCCAGATATCTCCTGGACAACGACATCCTGAGGGTCAGCAAGGAACTGGACAACGCGATGCCCTGGTGGCGGGACATGAGCGAGGTGCGACAGAGGATAGTGGTTGACATGGTGTTCAACCTTGGAATGAGTCGTTTCCTCAATTTCAAAAACGCCATCAACGCCATGCAAGAGGAAGATTGGGAGGAGGCTGCTGCTCAGATGTTAGACTCTAGGTGGGCAGACCAGGTAGGCCAACGAGCCCACCGTCTTGCAAAGGCAATGATTGAGGATGAGTTGGAGGTTTAGATGCCAGAAAAACTAGAGCGAAGCCTGATGGCCCAGGCTAGAAAGAAGGGGCTGAAGGGTAAAGAACGAGACAGATACGTCTACGGTACGTTGCAGAAGATCGCTGGGCCAAAGGAGTCTGACAAAGCATCTAAGACGGGTAGCGTAAGGCGTGGCTAAGACTCCTGCATGGCAGCGCAAGGAAGGTAAGAACCCCAAGGGTGGTCTTAACGAGGAGGGTCGCAGATCCTATGAGAGAGAAAACCCAGGTTCTAATCTGAGACGACCGATCAAGTCGGGCGACTCTCCACGCAGAGCAAGTTTTCTTGCGCGTATGGGCGCAGCTAGAGGCCCAGAAAAGAAGGATGGGGAGCCAACCAGGTTACTTCTCTCACTCCGAGCTTGGGGTGCAAGTAGTAAAGCGGATGCCAGAGCAAAAGCTCGGGCAATATCAAAACGAAACAAAGCAAAAGCATGAGGTGATTTATGCCAAGTCATTACGGAAAGGGCTCAGGAATGAAGCCAAAAGGTTCGCAAATGTCAGCCATGAAAAAGGCTAGAGAGAAGAACAGAGAAAAGATGGGCGGTGCTAAATCGCCCATGAAAAAGATGAAGTAATCAGAAGTAAACATCCTGCACAATCGTCATCTTGCGTGGCTTTCGTTTTGTGAGTTTTGGTTCCTCGCAAGTTTTTATGAAGGTTGGTGGCACATTGTGCTGAACCCTCATTTGCTTGGCTGTCTTTTTGATCTCCATGAAGACTTGATGCCTGGCTTCGTCTATACGCCTTTCGATCGTCCGCTCTAATTGTTCGACTTGGGACTTGATCCAGCTGCGGAGTTTTGATTTTTTCTTTTTGAAAACAGAATCGAAAGACTGAGTTTTTGGATCAATCTTCCGATTCGTTCTTCCTGTTTTCTTGCCGACCATTATCCCTTGAACCTGTCCCACGAGTTTCCTGTGCTAAGTGGGTTTGTTGCTGGTTGAGCGGTCTTGTCTTTGTCGTTGATAAAGACCTTTGCGTTGAGAGCAATCGGCCACTGCCGAGCCTCTCCCTGGCTCTTCTCTTTGATCGTGACCTTGAGGTTGGCCCCTACGCTCCGTAGTGTGTCTAAGGCTTCCTCGATTGCTTCCTGCTGTGAGACTTGCATCGGGGCATAACGCCCTGTCTGCTCATCGTAAGGGGTCTTGACCTCAAACCAGGCGCTTACTTGATACTCTCTGCCTTTGCTCACGCCAACCTCTTGTTCTCTAAGCGGCTGCATTTTGCTGTTACTAAAGTGTGGGTATGCCATAACTTTCTCCTAAAATGGGATTCCTCGGTCTTTTAGTGGTGGAACTGCTGGCAGTGGATCAGGCTCTGTGCCATGTGTCTCTGCAACAGGCATTTCTGACTTACTGAGCTGCTTGCTTTTCTCATCCAACGCATTTGTGACCATCATCACAAGGGTTTTATTGGATGCCGCCAATGACTCCAGTTTTTTCTCATTCTCCACTGTCCACAAGTGAATCTGACCAATTTTGGTCATCGCATGAATTTCTTCACAGGCTTGCTTTGCAAATTGCGTTTGGATTTCTGCGTTGGTTGGTGACGGTGATTTATTTACAGGCTTTGGTTTTGCCCCTTGCTGGTGCGATACGGTCTGTTTAGGTGCATCATCATCCTGCTGTGCAATACCCAGGCAAGCGGCCAAGGCGTATCTCCTGGCGTATGTAATTGTTGTCCCTGCCTGTTGAGGCGCTGACATATTGCTGCTTATCTCTTGTGGCAAGGAAAGCATTGACTCGATGTACTCACCGGATTCATGCATTAAGATCGTAGTAACCGAAACGCCTTGAGCGCTCGACCCAAGCATCTGACAGACAGAAAGCTTGTTGTTACCCAGAGGAACTTTGATTGCGTTCAATATATTTGCAAGGTCAGCATATTTATATTTGTGACCCTGACTATCTTTGGTTGGATTCTCAACCTCTGCCTGAAACTTACTTAATGCAGCAGCTAGTTTAGCTATGGTCTCTGACCTATTCGCAGAGCTTTGTGCTTCGTTCATTTTATCCCCCAAATTCTCTTTGCTTCTTCAATAACACCAGGTGGCTCAGACCACGAGATGTGATCAAAGTCGGGAGCCTGGCTCAGTAATAGTGATTCCTTATCGGTATACGCTTTTAGATTGTTCTCGATTGCTCTGTGATGGACCGACATCTTCTGACAACACTGCTCCAAAAACTCAGGTTGGAGCTCTTCACAGTTGTCTTGGTTGAAGATGGCATATCCATCCTCATTCGCGTACAACAGCCACACAGGCTTCCTGCCGTTGATGTACCAACCACCCGCAACCTGGAAGACGTTGTTGATGGTGAACATTCCATCCAAGGTTTTCGGCAAGGACGCCTTGC